CATCTGCATCCATTAGTGGTTTACCGTTAGGCAAAATCCACATGCATACACCAAATGTTCTTTCTGGAACCCAAAGGTTACTTTTTTTGATAGTATCGTATCCCATTGATACACAGTATACATCATTTTTATTAAAAAATGAACATTCTTAACAAAGTATAGTGTAAGTTATCTAGTTTTTGAATATTAACGGACTGGACAAGCCCCGGTAGCGCAATCATCAAGAGATAACAGCTCTGTTTCGTGAACAACAACTGCCGGAATTGATAAATCAAGCTTTGAAACTGCCGAATTATATTCGTTTTCAGAAATTTCTTCATATGGAGGCAATACAAAGTTATGATCAACATGAAGCAAGAAAGATACTGACTTAATTGATTTATCATAATTCTTGGATAACCATTCTTTAATTGATTCAAGCTCTTCTTTACGATAATAGACAGTTACAGAAACAGCATTATCAGCCCAAATAGTTTGAAGTTTCTTAACCCACTCAAGCTGATCAACAGCCGTCATGTTTTTTGCAAGCACAGAGTTTTCTGGGGACTTGCATGGGAATTCAACAACATATTTGGTGTGATCTTCACGCCCATCCAACCCTTTATCCCAAACAATTTTATAACCTCGTTTGCGACAAACATCAACAAGAGGGTCAACAGAATTAAAACGAACTCTTCTGATGTAATATGGAGCAAATGCTGGATGTATTCCAGGAGTAACGCCTGGGAGTAAAGAAAGCGTTCCCGATGGCTGCACCGTTGTGAGTCTTACAGAAGGACCCCAGCCATTTTTAGCTGAATATTCTTTATCAAAGTTTTTAATATATTTATAAACTTCGTCTAGCCATCCAATTTTTTCTTCATCGCATTGCAGAATCCCAGTTACGGATTGCCCGAGTCTTGAATTTTTATGAACAATAGTATTTGTTTTTTCATATGGATAAGATAACTTAGAAATTTGTTTTTGAATCATATAAAGCAATTTGCTAATTTCTTTAAATTGAGACAAGGAATCAATGTTTGGCAAAAAGATAGTTGAAAGATTGCAAGACTCTCCATCTCCAAGAGCAATTTCTGCACATGGGTTAAACCCTTCAATTGTTGGGTCTGGATTTTTTTCTCCAACACGACCATAAGTTCTTGCTAGTTTTCTGTTAAGTAAACCATACGGTTCACCTGTACCATCATAGCCTCGCCATAATTCAGGCATAATTTCACTGTATGCATCTGCGTAAATTGAATTGTTACTGTTTGATCGCCAAGCAGGAATATCTCCTGAACCCCAGTTTTTTGCTCTCAAGAACAAAACATCATCAGGGTCTCCAATTGCAATCTGCGCCGAACGGCGAGATGAACCAGATACAACAATTCTTCCAATGATGTTACAAATATCAAGGACATCTATTGAACGAAGTTTTTTACCGACTCTGTTGTTAAGCACTTTGCAAATATCAGCAATACCATCCACTAAAGCCCCTGGACCAGATGCTGTGCCGCCAAAAGTTTTTAATGGTGCACCAAATTCTCTAATAAGAATTGTTGAGTATGTAAAAGATTTTCCTGTTACAAAATAAGACTCAAGAACTTTTGACAACAACTCTCTCCAGCCTTGCCTTGAATCTGGGATAATGAAATCAGCATCATTGGTTCTTTCAGCAATAATCTTTTCCACTTGTTTTACTTTTGGCAGATCATGAATCTTAGAACGCTCTACAGAAAAACCAACTCCTCCACCAAGCATCAGATAATCAAACAATAATTCAAAGTCTTCAATTTTTTCAATATTAGTAAAAAAACAATTATTAAGAGATGTGCCTGATAATTTAGAAACCAAAGGTGTTCCTAATTGCCATAACGCACGACCAGACACGCTACATTTTAAATTAAACATGTGATCAAACAAAGACTCTGCTTCTTGTTGTGTAAACGGAACGCCGATTTCTACAGCACCATCAATAATTCTTTTAAGTGTTTCTACCCATGTTTCTGTCCTATCTGTGCCATCAATTTTTCTGCTATATGTTCTTAGATAAACAACTTCTCCTAGCCCTCCAAAACCCCAAGGAACTTGTTTTTGGGAATAGGAATTTATAAAATCATAAGTTAATAACGACAATTTAGCCTCCGCGAAATGAATAACTAGTTTACTATGTAAAAAGTTAAAGTCAATGAATATTACTAAGGATTACAGCAAAGAATTTTCATAAAATTCTAAACGCTTTAATATCTTATCAGCAGTCATGGCCCATGAAAACTCAGAGTGTAAAATTTTTGCTGATTTTAAAGAAAACTTTTTGTAAATCTCATATTCGTTTACAACACTAGACATCAAGTGCAATAGTTCACCAAAATCAGGGCTTGCCCAATTACCGGTATCAGCTGCATAAAGATTATCTTGCCAGTCTGCTTTTACAAAACTTGCCGACAAAGGAATTCCATAATGAGAAAAATCTTTACAACCAGTTGCATCAGTAAGAATTGTAGGCATACCTGTTGCAATTGATTCAAAAGGAATCATCCCAAAACCTTCTCCCATTGTTGGATAAACCATACAATGACATTTGTGATACAACTCAACTAATTCATCTACTGTATAATTATCACCAATACCAATAATTTGAGGATGATAAATAGCCGGAACTAATTTGTTATCAACATAACATTCCGCAGTACAAAATTTATTATATTTTAAAACAAGTCTATAATCATCATCGTCATCATATAAATCTAAAAATGCATCTACAACCATTTGAGCATTTTTTCTTTTACTATCTCCGCCTACATGTAAGAAAACAAATCTTCCTGTTAATTGTCTATCGTATATAGAAAAATTTTCTGACACACCATGAGGTATTGTATATATATTTGCATTTGCGTTTTGTTTCCGATATATGTCGCTAATAAATTCTGAAGTAGACCAAATCTCATCGCATTTTTGCATACTGTAAACCCAGTGTTCTGGAATTTTAGTTGACTCCCAAGGAGTGTAACCAACCGTATACTTTGATTTGCTCTGATAGTAAGGAGGAGGGCAGAAGTTTACATGAAAAGGAATATCTTCTCGGTTATAAAATACACCACATTCTTTTTTTTGTAATGCCTGAATAGTCTCCAAAGCAGCGTGTTGATAACCTTGGCTAAACCAAAATTCACCAGATGCATCTTGATTGTTAAGACTAAACCAACTAATTTTTTTCATCAAACATTACTCTTTCTCTATTTCCAAAGTGTTGTTATTGCCTGACATATTTAAACATTGTACACCTTTTTGAATAAGAGAAAGAGCTGTTTGTTCAGAAATTTCACAAGTGATTGGAGTGTTTGTGAATACACATCTTGAAGCCGCAAGATAGAATCCATTAAATCTTGTAATGGTAATATGCGTGGGGTCAAGAATTGCAGCCGGGCCGTAATCATCAGATTCTACAACTGCAATTATTTTCATGTTTAACTTTACCATTGTTTTGCTTAAAACCAAAATTAATACTGCTAGTACACTAGCATGCTTAGTACACTAGTATGCTTATTGTATATAAGTTTATTAAGTATACTTAGTATACATAGTATGCTGGTACGCCTTGCATGCGTAAGCATACCACAAGAATAAAAAATTTTCTGGTGATTACAAAAGTTTTTCGTAATTCTCTGATAATATTTACACAAGGAGATTTATGACTGCTTTATTTTTTTGGTTGATCTGGAGTTTTGTTGCTAGTGTTGGTATTAAGTATACTAGTATGCAATTACTTAATGTAGATTTAAGTTTAATAAATGCATTATTAATACTATTAACATATCAATGGATTAGATTTATTAAACCTTTAAATAAAGAAGATATTAATAAAGTTAATAACGCTAAAAATAAAAGTCAAAAGATTGACCACAAATCTATTTCAGATTTTAATAGTATTATTAATACTAATTTTAAAAAAAGAAACAAAGGTAACAAATGAAAATTTCAAATTTTGAAGATAATACAGACTTAGAAGATGTTAAGAGTTTGCAAATAATTATTAAAGCAGTTCCTTATGAAAGAAGTTATCTTCCGGTTTTTGTAATAATGTCTCCTGATGACAATTACTCAATGTCAATTGATGAAGTAAATTCTTTAATGGATGGTGTTGAGATTGCCAAATCTAAACTTGATGAAATTATTAATTTTATTTTAAGAAAAAAAATCTTTAACGAAGATGAAGACGATGATGATGAGGTAGATGATGATACTGGGTCAACTGATTAAAGATTTTCCTTACCCGACTAAAACATGCCCGTATTGTAATAAAATTCTTGTTGTTGTTAATGCAGTGCATTGGCATGAAGATAAATATCAATACAAAGCTTTATATTTTTGCCCTAATGCAAAATGCTTAGTTTATGACGAAGGGGCAAAACAAGCTTATGCTCGTATAGTTTATTCATCTGAAGATGCCGCCCATTATTTTTGGAAAGTTAAGATTCCGGTACAAAGATGGGAGCAAGAAGATGTTGTTTCAATTTACGAATAATGTGGTAAAATTATAGATTATGCCAATTAACTCTTGCTCCAATAGCGGTAAGCCCGGTTATAAATGGGGCGATCAAGGTATGTGTTATACATACACTGAAGGTAATGACCTATCTATGAAACAAGCTAAAAATAAAGCCAGGCTTCAGGGTGTTGCTGCTAGATTAAATGGTTATAAAGAAAAAGTAAATGAAGTAACTACTAGCTCAATGGGCTCTGGGATTAAAAATCCACAACAAGGTTACAAACCAAAAAAGAAAAAGAAAAAAGAAAACCTTGGAAAAAATTTAGACAGATGGTTTAGTGAAAGATGGGTGGACATCTCTAGACCAAAAAAAGGAGGCGGGTTTGCGCCGTGCGGTAGAGCCGATGCTGAATCTGGTAAATACCCTAAATGCGTTCCGGCAGCTCGTGCTGCGAGAATGTCACCTGCGCAAATTGCATCTGCTGTTAGACGCAAGCGCCGTGCTGAATCAACTCAGACAAGACAAGATAAAAAACCAATCAATGTTTCAACAGATGTTGAAAAAGCATCCCGTAATGTTCCGACCAACCCTGGGCTTTACGCCAGAGTAAAAGCAGAAGCTAAAAGAAAGTTTGATGTTTACCCATCAGCCTATGCAAATGCTTGGCTGGTCCGAGAATATAAAAAACGAGGCGGCGGATACAGGACAGTATCAAAATCAGAAGAAATCATTCTTAACAAAGTAGCAGACGATCTAGATGAACAAGAAGCAGTGTTGGCTGATATGCTTATTGCAATTACAAGAATTTACGGAAAATTTAACGAAGACGAAACTGGTGTTTGGGCTGGGTATGATAGCCCAGAAGAAAATGATGTTAAAGATATTGGAGTAAAGTGCGCTAACTGTGTTCTTTACGAAGGCAATGGTGTTTGCAAAATTATTGCTCAAAAAGTGGAAGATGAAGGCAAGTGTCGTTTTGCGGTAATTCCAGATGGTATAGTTGAGGTAGAAGACGAATATGAAGAAAACGACATGGATGAGGCATAAAAGTTTACGAAAGTAAAAAAATAATGGTACACTTTAAAGAAGTATCATTTTGATACAAGGAGAAATTATGAAGTTTATTAATATCCCAGTAGATAATGCTGAAAGAATGGTACAACAGCATCAATTCTTGCTGAAAGAAGCGCTCCGAGCTGCCTCTTATCACCAAGAGCAAATTGATGAATTATCAAAAGCAGTAAAAGATGTTACTTTTATGCTTACAGAAGAAACCACTACAGTTGGCGGCACAGACTCCGGCTCAACTGGTGAACCAGCATCAAGCGCTCCATCGGCAACCGAAGTTGATGGTGATGGCGCATCTGAGCAAGTTCGCAAAACAGACCTTGTTTCTCTTCTAAAAGAACACGCATCTGAATTTGGTGATTTTGACATTGACCCAGAAACTATTGCTAGTTTTTTGTTGAGTAAATAATGGAAACACCAGTTGTTGTAGCAATCATTGGCTTAATCGGTGGAGTTATTGTTGCATTAATCCAACAAAGTAGAAAAGAAAACAAACAAGATCATAACGTAGTAGCTGAATTGTTACATGATGTCCACAAGGATGTTACTAAAATAGAAAAAAAACTAGATCATGTA